CTTACCTTCTCTCCTAATTTTGTTTGTAAACTCATTGTAATCATCAACATTGCTAAAACAATGAAAATAATATGGAAATCAGGATATTTTGTATTGCTATAAGTAGGGACATATGTAATGATTCTATGAACTAACAATAGACCTAAAAAGGTAATAATCAATTGAATTAATATTTCAGCGACAACTTCTACAGAACTTTTTGCATCATCGGCTTCAGGAACATATCTTCCAATTGTTTTTGTTAAAATAACTACTGGAATAATCGCTAAAAAAATGTATTGAAGTGTATTTAATATTTCAGATTTTGAGTCGTCGTCAAAATTAAATACATGTTTAAAAAATCCTTTATTTGATTCATCTGAACTATCCATATTCCTATATAGGGTATAATTAGAAATTAAAATATAGAATTTGAGTATTAATAAAAGTATTTAAAGTTATTCTAAATATAATTCTTATAAATGAATCAACTCTACAATTCTAATAAAATTTCCGATACTATTTTTAATAAAGGGGAAAAAGGAGAGAAAGGAGAAAAAGGAGTGAAAAATGTTGAAGAATATCAGTATCTAAATCTTCTTGAAAATATTATTGAAAATGGCACTTGGGAAGAAGGGAGAAATGGTAAAACAAAAAGCATCTTTGGAAATACAATGAGATTCTCTCTAAAAGACGGAAATATTCCTATTTTAACTACAAAAAAAACTGCGTGGAAAACATGTCTTAAAGAGCTACTATGGTTTATTCGTGGTCAAACGGATAATTATTTTTTAAACGAACAAGGTGTTCATATTTGGGATGGAAATGCATCGCGGACATTTTTGGATAGTAGAGGGTTACATGACTATCCGGAAGGTATTTTGGGTCCTATTTATGGCAAACAATGGCGCGACTTTAATGGTCCTTATGATGTATGCAAGTGTAAACCTTTTCAAAATTGTCGTTGTAATGATTTGAGTGTAAAACCAAATCGTTGCGATCAGTTACAAAATATTATTGACGCACTTAAGGATCCTGCACAGCGAACGAGTAGGCGACTTATTATGACCGCATGGAACCCTTGTCAGTTGGATGAAATGGCTTTACCGCCTTGCCATATCATGTGTCAATTTAATGTACACGATGGTAACAAATTGTCGTGTGCTATGTATCAGAGATCATGTGATTTCGCACTAGGAATTCCATTTAACATCGCTTCTTATTGTTTTCTTACTCACTTATTAGCCAAACATTGCGGATTAGAAGCTTATGAATTTGTTCATTTTATGGGAAATTGCCATATATATGAAGAACATATAGAAGGAGCAAAACTACAAATTCAAAGAGAACCTTATCCTTTTCCAACACTTTCAATAAAACAAATTAGAGATAATATAAATGATTATCAAGTGGAAGATTTTGAGGTTCAAAATTATCAACATCAACCTAATATAAAGTTTCAGATGATTGTCTAAATCCACCTTTACCTAACGTAGTAAAAAGGTGGAGCCAAAGCTGTTTCAATGGGAGTCCCGTAGAGTAGAGTAAAGACTTTGTGGAGCCAAAGCTGTTTCAATATTTCCTAAATTTTAGCAATAACGATAGTTAAAATAGTAGGGTTTGGCACCACCTTTTACTACCTAGTAAAAGGTGGATATGCGTAAGTAACTTAAAAACAAATTATGTATAATTATTATTATGAGTTCAAGATCACTCGCTGCTGCTAGATCTAGACGTGCTGGAGAAAATGTACCTCCAGTTTCAGGAAATCGTCCAGTTACTTCTATTGGTTCATATGCTGCATTTGGACAACAACCTCCGAATCTACAACCAAATGTGAGAGTTGCCAAAGCACCTCAAAATACATATCAACAATCTCCACCTCCTCCACAACAAGTAAATCCAAATGGACTGCCTTTTACTAAATTAAGTATTTCTGATGCAATTGGCTTAATTACTATAAGACTCGGGCGTGTTGAACAATGGATTATTGAAACGGATCATGAAAATGAAGAAAATGACCATCAAAATAATTCAAATCATTCAAATAATTTTGATAATAGTATACTTACCAGTTTTGCAAGTAGATTAGATTCACTTGAAAAGAGAGAACCAGTATCAGGAAGTAGTTCTGAAGAAGTTACTAAATTGGTAGAAGATGTTGGTAAAATGAATGTTCATTTAGCAAAAATTGTAGAAGAATCATCCAAGCATTCATTAATGACTGCCAAACATACTGAGCAGTTATTTAGATTTGAAAGAGAGCTTATTGAGACAAAGGATATTTTGAAGACATTTATGTTGAAATATGATCAATTCGCTAGTGAAACAAGTGATAAGTTTGGTGATTTTGAATATGTTATTTCAGAATTGGAAAAAAATATACCTGTTAATGAAGAAGAAAAAGGAGAAGGCGAAGGAGAAGGCGAAGGCGAAGACGAAGGAGAAGAAAAAGACGAAGGAGAAGGAGAAGGAGAAAAAGACGGAGAAAAAGACGGAGAAAAAGACGGAGAAAAAGACGAAGGTAAACAATCTATCATGAGTGTTGATTTGAAAACTCTGGTTAAAAAAGAATTAGCTTCAAGCATTTTATGAATAAAAAGGTTAAAAAAAGATATTAAATATAAAGTGTTCTATTATATTTAATATGGAATTTCAGATTCGCGATAAACAGAAAAAAGATGTTTTTGTATCTATTTTTCAAGTATTAAAAAATTGTTCATCTATTATTCATTGTACATTTGAAAAAGAATTTCTGCATATCCAAGGAATTGATAAATCTCATGTTTGTCTATTTGATGTAAAATTGAATAACACTTGGTTTGATAGTTACAATATAATATCTGAAAAAAAAAATATTTCATTTGACTCAAACATGTTTCATTCTATTATTAGTACAAAATCAGATAATCAAAATTTGATTTTTAAAATGGACTCTGAGAATCAAGACACTCTTCATATCGATTTTGTTACGAATGAAGTTAAAGTGGAAAAAGAAAAAGAAGAAAAAGAAGAAGAAAAAAAAGAAGAAAAAGAAGAAAAAAAAGACAAGAAAGAGAAGAAAGAGAAGAAAGAGAAGAAAGAGAAGAAAGAAGTAAAGGAGAAGAGTGATAAACCATTTAAAAAATTCTTTACAATATCTCTTATTGAAAATGATTATGAAGAATTAAATATTCCTACACCCGAATATGATGTTGAATTTTCTTTATCTTCAAAACAAGTAGACGATATTTTTACTCAAATGAATCTCTTTGGAAACGATATTGTTGTACATTGTTCTGAAGAAAATATATATTTAACTACGAATGGTGTAAATGGAGAAATGCGTGTTCAAATACCTATCGACGATGTATCTAGTTATAGTATTGTGGAAGGAGAAGAAATTGTATTGACATATAGTTTAACCTATTTGAACAAAATGTGTATTACCAATAAATTATCAGAAGAAATTGAATTTTTATTAAGTAACGAATCTCCTATGAAGATCCTTTATTCTTTAGGAGAAGCGAGTTCAATAGCATTTTATATGGCTCCTAAAGTTAGCGATGATTAGAATAAATATTTGCTTCGTTATAGTTTACAAAAATTATTATATTTTTTATGTAACACTATAAGATGAAAATACTTTTTGGATTTTTTATTTTTTGTTTAGTATTATTTATTTATTTGCATATACAATTTCATTTAAAAACAAGCGAAGACTTGGAAATGTATGAAGTTGAACAACCTTCAAAAAATAAATTAGAAGAAATTTGTGATATTCGGCAACCAGTGCTGTTTGATTTTGAGTGTGATAAAATTATAGAAACTACAAATAAAACTTATATTTCTAATCAATATCATGCTTTTGAAGTTAAAATACGAAATATACATGACGAAGATTCTAATTCTGAGTTGTATATTCCTTTATCCATGAATTCAGCAATAAAATTATTTGAAGACGATACATCATCTTCTTATTTTTCGGAAAATAATACTGATTTTTTAGAAGAAACTGGTGTTATTAAAAATATGAGATATAATGATGAATTTTTACGACCCTATATGGTATCTAATTGCAATTACGATGTTATGATGGGATCTAATAATACATGTAGTCCATTTCGTTATGAATTAAATTATAGAAATTATTTTGTGATGACGCAGGGTACTGCTCAGATTAAATTAACACCTCCAAATAGTAGTAAATATTTATATCCTATATATGACTATGAAAATTTTGAATTTAAATCCCCTGTAAATCCGTGGGATCCTCAGCCTAAATTTAAAACAGATTTTGATAAAATTAAATGTCTTGAGTTTACTTTAACACCTGGAAAAACTATTTTTATACCTGCTTATTGGTGGTATAGTATTAAATTTAATTCAAATTCTAGTATATCATGTTTTCGTTATAGAACATATATGAATAATGCAGCTATTTTACCTTATGTTGGAATGCATGCGTTACAAATTCAAAATGTTAAAAGGGATGTTGTTAAAAAGGCAAATATATCGCAACTAAATCATGAGATCATACATACAGAGAATAATGATATAACAGAGAATAATGATATAACAGAGAATAATGATATAACAGAGGATAATGATATAACAGAGGATAATGATATAACAAATGAGTTAATACCGGATGAGTTAATAACAAATGACTTTAAGGATAACACAAATGAAATTACAACAAATGAATTCATTACACAACCAGACATGGGTACTAGTATTCATGATTTACCTGAAACAAATATTATTTAATATCTAAATTATTTTTTAATTATATATTAAATTATTTTTATAATACATAATGTTTGGTTTAAGTTCTATTTTTGGTAAGTCTACCAAAACAAAGGCAACAAAGACGAAAACAGGTGCTAAAACAAAGACGAAAACAAAGGCAAAAAAGACGAAAACAAGGTCTAAAAAGACGAAAACAAGGGCAAAAAAGACGAAAACAAAGACGAAAACAAAGGCTAAAACAAAGGCTAAAAAGACGAAAACAAAGGCTAAAAAGACGAAAACAAAGGGTACTAGAAAAGCGAGTAGAAGTAAAAAAATGAAAGGTGGATGAGGTGGAGTGTCAAATATACAAAATATAGGAATGAAGGGTGGCTGATCCGGATCTTCAAGTGTAGCAACTATATAAAATAAAATTCATAATAGTAATGTATTGAATGACAATATGTCTTTTATATCTTTTATATAGTTATAGGTATATTTGATAAATAACAAATACTATTTGATGCACCTTTTATTCCATTAAAGTCTACCTTTCCTGCAGATGTATATGCACCCATATTGTGTAAAAAAATCCAATCTCCTATTTCAAATTCATTTGGAAAATCACAATCATTCATTGTATCCATTGAATCACACGTTGGTCCAAATATTTTTACTTTACTAAAATCTTCAACTTCTTCTATTGTGTCTGTATTTGTATCATAATAGTGAGTTAATTTAGGCAATCTCCATTTTTCCCAATTGTACACATTTAATTCATGATATAGTCCATTATCTAAATAAATTCCCCGCTTCGTTTTACCAATCACTTGAACTGCTAAATGATAGGATGGCTCTGCATAATATCTACCTAATTCTGAAATAATTGTATATTTTTGCGATAGCTCTTTTGTCCAACCTAATGCTTCTTCTAAATTGGTATCATATAGTAATCCTCCACCTATATCTAATATTGGTTTTTCATCTTTTAAACTAGTTTCCAAATATTTCAATATTGGTTCTGCATATTGAATTGCCTT